GGTTCTTTATATCATGCAGCAAACTTCTTAGGTGGTATAGATCCTAATCAAGTTCAGCAATGGTTACAAATGTATGTAGCAGCTTTAGAAAGATGTGAAAATAATGACAAACAAGATTCATATGGTGGAGCACCAGTTCAACAAAGATCAGATATACAAACTGACTTATCATTTTACAGGAGCAGATAATGATTGATAAAAAAGAAAAAAAAAAATTAAAAAAAGCATCAGCACATCACTCTAAGAAACACATGAGTATGATGGTTTCAGATATGAAATCTGGAGTTAGTTTTACTAAGGCTCATAAAAAAGCTATTAAAAAAGTAGGTAAATAGTGCAAGTACCTTTTGGAGAATGGTTACCTGATCAACCAGCTCATGGTATGAAAGGTGCTAATGTAGCAACTAATGTTTATCACGCTTTAGGTTCTTATAAAAGATTTCCTTCATTAGTTTCATATTCTGGTACATCAACAACTATTAAAGATGCTCATGGAGCAGGATCATTTAGAGATAATTCTAACGCTGTCTTTAATTTTGTAGCTACTGAAGATACTTTGTATTCACTAACAGCAGGATCTTTTTCTGATTTAGGTGCAAATGGATTGTTATTAGCTAACGCTAAAGCTTCATGTACAATTACAGTTTCAGACTATGCAAATATAGGTGCTGGTAAAACAGTTACTTTATCAAAAAATAATGGGTCAGTTATTGTATTTACTTCAACAGCATCTACAGCATCTGGACTTTTATTTAAAGTAGAAACAAATAATAATACAACAGCAGCAAATTTAAAAACTACTATCAATGCCCACGTTGATTTTACAGCAACAGTTTCAGGTGCAGTAGTAACAGTCATAAGAGCTGCTATTGGAAGAAATAGTTTAATTAATGTATCATCAGATACTGCAAGATTAACAACAACTAATTTTGTAGGTGGAACTCCCTTAAGTGGAGATGGAGCAGACTTTGTTACATTTACACAATTTGGTGAACACATCATTGCTAGTAATGGAGTAGACCCAGCTCAATTTTTTTTAATGGGAACATCAAGTGTATTCGCTAATTTATCTGGAATACAAACAGCAGGAACTTGTCCTTTGTTTAGAGTTTCAGGTGTCATAAGAGATTTTTTAGTAACAGGTAATATTTCTGGAGCTACTAATAGAATACAATGGTCAGGTATTAATGACATTACTACATGGACTGGCAAACAATCAGACTTCCAAGATCTTCCAGGATCAGGTGGTCAAATAGTTGCAATTACTTCTGGTGAAGTAGGTTATGTATTTAGACAAAATCAAATAGTTCGTATGGATTATGTTGGTGGTGCAACTGTATTTAGGTTGTCAGTAATTTCTCCTAACAGAGGTGCAGTATATGGAAAAACAGTATGTCAAGATAATAGACGTGTATTCTTTCATGCTGATGATGGTTTTTATGAAATACAAGGTGATAGTGTAGTAGGTATTGGTGTAGAAAAAGTAAACAGATTTTTTGAAGCTGATTTAAACAAAGCATATTCAGATAGAATAGTAGCAGCTACTGATCCTTTTAATACATTAGCTATGTGGTTATATCCTTCTGTAAATGATGAAAATAATATTACAGGTATATGTGATCGTATGATTGTATATAATTATACTACTCAAAAATGGTCTTTAGTAAAAGTAAATGCTAGTCAAATATTTTCTCAATTTGTAGGAGCTTATACTGTAGAGTTAATGGATATTATATCTCAAAATTTAGATACTATTAATGCTGCATTAGATACAGACTTTTGGGAAGGTGGACAAATGTTTTTAGGTGGAATAGACAATCAATTTAAAGCTGCAATTTTTTCTGGTAATTCTAATGAATGTGAAATAGAAACAGCAGAGTTAGAAGGTTTTAAAGGAGCTAGAACTAACATTCAAGGAGTTAGACCAATTGTAGATGCAACTGCTACAGTAACTGTAAAAACTAGAGAAAGATTAGCAGACAAAGAAGTAGAATCTACTTCATCTTCTATGGTAACAAGTGGTATCAATCCAGTTAGACAATCAGGTAGATACATAAGAGCTAATGTAAAAATAGCTTCAGGCACAACATTTAATCATGCACAAGGCGTAGACATTGTTGCATCAAAAGCAGGATATAGATAACGTAAGATATTCAATGGAGACACAAGAATTTTTTCAAAGACAAATTGAAGAAGCAATTAATACATTAGTTAACAAAAATAACACTGAAAGCAATAAAGCATTCAGTTGGTTTATGGAATAGAGGGATTTATGGCAGGAACATTTTTAGGAAAATACGATACAACATCAGCAAACAATACAGCTACAGGAACTAATGCAGTATCTGTCGCAGAAGGAATGTTGCCTTCTAACATCAACAATGCTTTTAGAAGCGTTATGGCAGATATTAGACAGCACTATAATGATGCTGAATGGATTGAATATGGAGACGGAGCAGGTGCATATACACCAGCTTATGTTTCTGGAACAAGTTTTACAATAGCAGGAGTTAATGTAACAGCTCCTTATCATGTTGGACGTAGAATTAAAGCTGTAGCAAGTACCCCAGGAACTATTTACGGATCAATTACAGCAGTAGCATTTTCTACAAATACAACAGTAACAGTAGCATGGGATTCAGGTAATTTATCTGATGAAGCTATTACAAGTGTTTTTGTTGGTGTATTGTCTAAAACAAATAATGTAATACCAACAGGTGTTATTGTAGCAGCTAATATAGCTGATGATGCAATCACTACTGCAAAAATTAATGCTGATGCAATTACTGCAGCTGAAATTGTTGATAATGCAATAAACTCAGAACATTATACTGATGGATCAATCGACACAGCTCACATAGCATCTGCACAAGTAACAGCAGATAAAATTGGAACAAGTGCTGTAACTACAGCTAAAATAAATGCTGACGCTGTAACAAGTGCAAAAATAGCTGATGATGCTATTGATAGTGAACATTACACAGATGGTTCAATTGATACAGCCCATATAGCAGCAGACCAAATTACAAATGCTAAAATAGCAGACGATCAAATAGATTCAGAACATTATGTTAATGCAAGTATAGACCTTGCTCATTTAGCAGCTAGTTCTGTAAACTCATCTAAAATTGTAGATGACTCAATTGTTAATGCAGATATTAATTCAAGTGCAGCAATAGATGCAACTAAAATTGCAAATGGAACAGTTACAAGTGCAGAATTTCAATACATTAATACTTTATCTTCTAATGCTCAAACACAAATAAATGCTAAAGCAGCAACAACATATGTTGATAATGCAGTTGCAGGATTAAGAACTAGAATTATTGCAGAGTGTGCTTCTACTGCTAATATAAATTTATCAAATGGTTTAGAAGCTGGTGATGCTATTGATGGTATAACACTTGTTTCTGGAGATAGAGTTTTAGTTAAAAATCAAAGTACAGCAACTGAAAATGGTTTATATCTTGCAGTAGGATCTGGTGCTGGTGCATCATCAAGAGATCCAGAACATAATACTATTGCAGAATTATCTGGTGGTATGGTTGTAGTAAATCAAGGTTCTGCAAATGATAATAAAATATTTTTATGTACTACAGATACTGATGCAACATTAGGATCTACAAGTATTACTTATACAACAATTACTCCACAAAATGTTGGAACAGTAACTTCTATTACTGGTGGTACTGGTTTATCTGGTGGAGCAATTACATCTTCTGGAACCCTAGCAATTGATTCAACTGTTACTACACTTGTTGGAACTCAAACTCTTACAAACAAAACTTTAACTTCTCCAAAAATAAATGAAAATGTAGCAGTAACCTCTACTGCATCAGAACTAAATTTATTAGATGGAGTAGCTGGATTAGTTCAAGCAGACTTTACTAAACTAGCTGCTTTAACTGGTTCTGCTGTTGAATTAAATACATTAGCTGGAGTAACAGCAGTTGTTGGAGAGCTTAACGCTTTAGATCTAGGCAGCACAGCTATTGGCACAGCAATTGCAAGTAAAGCAGTTGTTCTTGATGCTAATAAAGATAGTTCTGGAATAAGAAGATTAAGTGTAACTAGAGCTAATATACCTCAACAAGCAATTACATCATCATCAAATGCTGTAGCTTGGGATGCTTCTGCTAAACCAAACGCTTATCATTTAACAACAGAAAACACTACATTTGCTGCTCCAACTAATGCAGTAGAAGGTGCTTATATTTCTCTTGAAATTGAATATGACGGATCTCACAGTATTGGCTGGAATACAATTTTCGAATTTGCAGCTAGTACAGAGCCTACAGAAACAGCTACCGATGGAAAAAGTGATCTACACACATTTAGATACAATGGTGCTATCTGGCAAGAAGTAGGAAGATCAATGAATTTAAGTGCAACCTAATAGGATAAAATAATATGTACGCAATAGTAACAGACGGATCAATATCAAAATATATAAACCATCCTAAAAGATTAGTTCTTAATGATGTTCAATATTCATCAAAAATATTTTCTTTATGGAGTACAGCAGAGTTAGAAGCTAAAGGTATTTATGAAGTAGTTTTTGATAATACAAATCTTAAAGATGAGCAATGGTATATTAATACTAATCAATCTTTTGCTTTTGCTAGTGGTACTGTAACTGCAAGTTATGGATCAGCTACTGCTAAAGCTCACGCAGATACTTTATTTACAGCACAAGATGAAACAGATGGTAAAGGTACAGAAGGCGAAGTTGCTACTAGAGGATTGAAATATAATTTAATTCAAACTGTTAAAAACCAAGCTGCTGGAATACTAAATGATACTGATTGGTACGTTACAAGAAACGCAGAAAAATCTACTGCTATACCTAGTGCTATTACAACTCATAGAGATTTAGTTAGATCAAGACAAGC